GGGCATTGTTCGACCCATCGTTTATTGAGGATCAGGCAGAGCGATTAGAGGATGGAGTCATTCATGTCTATACAGGTACATGTGATAGTGATCCCCCACCTTTCTCAGACTTACAGTATGGTGACATGATGGTCATGAGACTGCACTTAGAGCGCCTAGAAGGGGGTTATTCCAGCAAGCAGGACAGATTATGCAATCATAGCGGTATTTACCTGGGACATGGATATATGCTACATCATGCATGGTTAGATCCAAGCAAGATTGTAGACTTGACTATACACTCTTTCTATCATAGAATGACAGAGTTAGTGTTACGTTCTCCACACGCTGTAAATTATCCTGCTCCTATATAATTTTGACACTAGCCACATATGTGCTATGAGCAAAAGATTTACGCTACCCGTGGAGGTAGACGACTTCGGAGATATGTCTATTACTCTGCCTGCTGAATTGATGGAAGATCTTGGATGGTATGAGGGGACTGAGTTAGAGTGGAGCGAAGAGACTGATGGGTCTGTCGTTCTAAAAAAATCCGAGGGTACAGAAAAACCGTAAAAACCGCGTCCAACCTTATTATGTCTGAGAAAACATTTGAAGAGTCGTACGTTGAGCATATTAAGATGATCTCTAAGGGATTAGAGAATCTTGCGACTCGTATTGCTACGATAGAAGGGGTCCTTGCAAAAATCCCTCCTCCTGGCGCAGAGATGATGAAATATAAACCAGAAGGGTATGAAGACTATCTCAATATGCGGGAACTACTAGATGACCTGTATATGCGTCTAAATATGTTGGAAGAGCGCATCAAAGTCTTAGAACCCTAATGAGTATTTTTATCAGTGAGACAGGGCGATCTTTCCCGAACATTGATTCGGGGAATGAATACCAAAAGAATTGGGATCGCCCGTCTTACGGTAAATATGAATCATACGCCCACCATAGCGGACCAGGAACGAACTATCAAATCACCTTCAATGATGAAGGACCTGGTACGTCAATTTTTGGTGAGGATAAGGTATACTACATTGGTGATCAAGAGCAGCAGTGTGTAGGTGAGTGCGACTACGAGAGAATGCCCATCTACCGCTACTATCGCGGATCAGGTGATGAAGGTAATAAAGACCACAAGTACACCAATAAAGAAGAATTAAGATTTCCTGAGGACTTCCCAGGGGAGAAGGGTAATGTCTCTAAGGGATATAACCACGAACCTCGTAATGGAAGACCTGCATTCTATATCGCTCGTAGTGATAAGGGTAGTAAGACACAACCTCTGTATCATCACTATGAGAACGATCGTAATGACTCTGTACTATCCACTCAGAGCAATTATGGTAGTGGATATGTTCAGGTAGGAATTGTTGGATACATTTACACAAGTCAAAGCAATGCAAACGATTTCGCGGATGCTGATGAATCAGCTGTACCTCTGTATGAGTATTACAGGTCTACTAGCAACGCAAAGAGGGACCACTTCTACACCGCCGACCCGACGCAAGAAGTAAACTTACAGACTGGCGTCTCAGGTGTTCCTAATTGTAAGGACCCCAGAGATCAGGATTACAGTTATGTTGGTATTGTTGGATGGGTATTCAAAGAAGACCTAGGACAGGGTAACCGTAAGAACGTTCGTGACCAAGGTTTGATTGGACCTGTGGGTTATGGATCACCTGTTGACTATAATACAAGGGCAGGTTGGTATAACTGGAACTATGATGGATCAGGTATCTACACTCATGCCAACTATGAGTATCAGTATGATGCTGATGCAGGACCACTAAACCCCGATCCTATACAACGTAGAGGATATCGATACTGGGGTTCTCCTTCTGTACACCACCACCCAGACTTTGGTTGGGGTGATCCACAGAAATGTCCTAATACTAATACTGATGCATACTTTGAATGGATCTATGGTAAGAACGGTGCTGTCAAGGCAGCAGTGCCAAAGTACCTAGAATTTCATACTCTATTTGATTCTCAGTTCTGTTATTACATCTACGATACTTCATATCCATGGAAAGGTCCGATCTTTTCCATCCAGTATTCTATTTCTAACCGCAACTGCTGTCCAAACAAGTCAATGTCACTGAGTGACGGGTCTGGAAGGAACACTTGTGTCTGTGATGAGAACTTAATTCAGCAAGAATACCACTCTCACTTCTATGAAGTGCGTGAAGATAGTTGGAAAACGACAAATACACGTCTAGAACTCACTGATGGAAGTGGTAGAGGCGTCTATGAATCATTTAAGAACGTAGATACTGACACAAAACGCATCTTGTTCCGCTATACAACCCGCGATGGTGATAGTTTTCAGGCAGGAGACACTATCAACGGGTGGGAAATCAACGAAGTTGCGTATTTTGGTAACAAATTACGTTGCGGTTACATGGAACTGCGCGGAAATGGCGATAAATTTACCACAAATCAGGTCATTACTGCCCCTGGACGCTTTGGAAAGAGTGCAAATGTGCTTGCTGGGTACGGAGTTCCCGACCGAGCAGGGTTCTTTGGTGTGTATGAGTTCCCTAAAAAGATCACATACTACAAAGTAGAGATCGATAAGACCGCATTAGTCAACCAACAGTCGATTGATGAGGCAAAAGTAGAGTGTATCGTCAATAAGAATGGGGAAATCCAGAGTATTTCTATCATCAATGGTGGTAGAGGGTACATAAATCCCTCAATCGTCATCGAAGAACCCGCACAGTTGTCTGCAAAAGGCGCAAATGACCATGCTAGGCAGCAATTAGAGCAACTAGATGGGTGGGAAGGCACTACTTTGCGCTCTCCAACCAACAAATTGGACAACCCTGACGGCACAAAGTTCAATTATAACTTCAAACAGATCCAAAGGAACCAGAAAGCAGTCAGCAAAGACATGAAAGCTGACTTCAAAGAGCGGAAAAGTAAGGTTCCATACAGTGATAATAACAAAGACATCACTATTTCAGGTACTGATGTAGATGAAGATGAGTCGGAACTCGCAACTGTCTTCATCGAGAGGGAGGAATTGCGTACAATGTCCTCCGAACATAGGCGTAGAAGTAAGTTTAGACAAGCAAAAGTCGAAGTTGTGTCCCTTACTGCCGATGGTGCTATTGATGAGATCCTGATTAAGGACCGTGGATTGGGTTATGACACGGATCCTAACCGTCAACCTAGGGTTTGGATCATCCAAACTGAGAAGGAAGACTACAAAATGCGTGGTCCTAACACTAAGGAGCAGCAAAAACGCTTCAAAACTACTGTTGATGCTGAAAGTACCACAGAAGAAACCCCTTACAAGGAGTCACAAAAGATCGATGGTCTCAAAGGTGAGGTTAGAAGGAAGTCTGGTACTAAGGAAAGTAACCTAAAAATCCTTGATGAGGGTATCATGGGGTCATTTGAGACCATGATGGAGGGTTTTAGTGCAACGTATCCTACTGGATACATCAAATTCTCAGGAACAGACGAGATTGAGAAGACAAAACTGTGCTCGAACATCCCACCTGGTTGTACTGAAATCAAAATTCCGAACATTTTAGAGGAAGCGTTGTTCCCACCATCGGTTGTGAGGGGCATTACTGGTGCTAACCAAGCGTTTAAGAGCGTTATGGAGGAGCAATATCCCCAAATGGTCGAAGGTGTTCAGAGAACTGACGCAGCTTCCACCACATTGAGTCATGTTTTTGGTTGGAACAACCAAGATCCGTGCGTTATGATCCCCCAACCGAGGTTTTACAACGTAACTCGACTCCAAGATCTCCCTTGTCCGTTCACTGATTCGGAAACTGGTCGTGATTTTGGTTGGATTATCTACAAATACTGTGGATCGAAGTCTGATAACGCACATTTTGGCGTAAACTTGTCTGTTCAAGGCAAAACTACGGGATCACAAGGTGCAGATTTCATGAATTTCCTTCAAAAACTGCCCAGACCCGCTCTGACTAAGCCAAGACCCGTCATGAATGGCGGCGATAAGCGTAAAATGTGGAAATGTAGTCGCCAAAACATTGAAGGTCGCTGTTATTGGGACCCATCTGGCGGATCTGACATCATTTTTGTCCCTGTTGGACTGGATGAGAACACTTTTGACTGGGGACACAACAATTTTAGTGAGGCAGAGCAGTTAGGACTGTGGTTGGGAGACAATCTTAACTACAATACTAGGACTGTACAGTGGACAGTCCCCGCAACTACGGTTGGTGGCAGTGGTCAACCTGGTGATCCTGGGTATTCAGCAGGCACGTCGTATGGTTCTCTTACACAAGACCAGTCTTTTTACGTTATTGAGGTAGAACGTCTAAGTGGTGGAGTGCCTGCACATGAATGTTGGGATACTTACCTTAGACATGGTAACAATAGTGATGGTGTACTTGATGTATATGATGCATACTACGTCTCAGGATCAGGTAATAACCAATCGCAAGGCAAAAGTTCAGGCAATGCGTTCTGGGATATACCTAATTTGTACAATGGGTACAGTTGTGCGTTCTCTACTTGCACATATACTTTCCAAAACTTCTACGGTAGTGGTTGGACTGGTTCAGGTAACAACCAATCTTGCTTAGAATACTGTAATGATGTTAGTATTGCTGTTGATCCACAACTCTTTACTCAGTTAGGTATGAGAATGGGACCTTACAGCGGTACGATGAATATCAAGAACTGGTCAACTGGTGCATCTATTGCATATGGTCAAGCAGTCAAAGGAATGGGTAACCCATTCTTCCAAGAATGCGATGGTGGTGCCTTCGGTGACCTGGTTGATGCTATCAATCCCAATGCACCAGTTAGACAAAGACGAGTACACCTGTCTTCTCATGACCCAGGTGATAAGGCACTATTGAAGAAACAGAAACAAGCTTACAAAGATCTTGGTGATGTTGAATTCTCTGGTGAACTTACATATGATTATGATCCTGACTTTGATTATGATGCAGAAATTTCAGATAATGCAATTTCTAACTTCTCAACTGACACTAACAACATGTTCCCTGAATAATGGCATACGGACTCTTACTACCAGTAGCACCAATCACAGGTTTGCCCTGCTCAGGGCATGGTATCTGCATTCCTGGCACAGTTCACTCTGTTCAGGCATGTGGTACTCCACCTGTACCATATTCAATTAAGATCAAAGAGTGGACATGCTGGTGGCCACCGATGCCTTTGATCCCCTACACCGCCCTGAACCCCCTCAAAGCACTTGTGCTGACTAATGGGTTACCTACGATGACATTGGGCGATGTTTTTGTTAACCATATCTCGCCATGTACGAATATTGTCATCTACATGTGTCCATGTGGTAAGGCATTGTGCCCTATCTTTACTCCTATCATTTGTAGTGCTCTCACTATTGAAGATATGGCAGGCATTGGACACATTAGATTCCTCATGGCAACCAGTTTGACTGTATTTGTAACTAAACTGCCTATTGGACGTGTTCTGGACCCATTGGGTATTGGATTCCGTTTCTGGTCGTATCCATGCTCCTCGGTGGTTGCATATGGCAGTCCAACTGTGCTATCATCATAGAGTCGTTTTAATTAAGACATGGCAACCCGAGCAAAAACTGGACTGAACAGCAGTCACATCGAATCAAGACCCAAAAAGACGCGCCAAGGGCGAGGACAACACACTAAATATGCCGCGACATCATCAAACCACGCGAAAAAACGTTATCGTGGACAAGGCCGTTAAAACTACACCCGAACTTGTCCAACAAGCGAACGAAGCACTCTTCCATGCCACAATGAATCTCCCAAATGCCGCTAAACATTGCGGCATGACCCAAAAAGAGATGAAAATGACATTCTGGGAGTTTCTAAAATACAACCCTCCCGTTGAGTTGCTAAATAATCCTGATAACGACTAAATAAAGTCAATGCCGTCGTACAGGTTTCGATCAGAAAAGTTTTTCTCCCGAGGTTTTAAGGATCTAGCGGTTTCATTTGAAGCAAACCCTAATACCGAAGACTTCTCGACGGTGAAGAATGAAAATGCTATCAAGCAGTCGATCAGAAACCTGATACTGACGGTTTTTGGTGAACGCCCCTATCAACCTGACATTGGATCAAGAGTCAAAGGACTACTATTTGAACCCTTTGACGTTTTCACCGCAGAAGATCTGCGAGATGAGATAAGTAATACTATACAACGTTTAGAACCTCGTGTTGAGGTCGAAAACATTGACGTGAACCTCTCTGATGATGAATACAGTATTGACGTAGCGATTGAATATGCAATCGTTGGTCAACCGCAAACTCAAACTGTTGAATTCCTCTTAGAGAGAACGTAAGATGCCAGCAACACCCTCAGAACTAACGTCTCTTGACTTTTTTGAGATAAAGGAATCGATCAAATCCTATCTCAGGACTCGTCCTGAATTTACGGATTATGATTTTGAGGGATCGACTGCCTCTTACCTGATCGACATCCTTGCTTACAATACGCACTACGCTGCGTTCTTGGCAAACATGTCGATGAACGAAGCATTCCTGGAAAGTGCGACTGTTAGAGACAACATTGTTCGCATTGCCAAACAGATCAACTATACGCCTCGTTCTATCAAGGCGTCTAAGGCGTGTGTGCGCGTCTCTGCACAGACTCAACTGCTTCCTGGTGGTTCTGCCTACCCTGACTCAGTTACTATCAAAGCAGGCGACGTATTCGTCACTCAGGTAGATGGTGAGTCATATACTTATGCCATTATGAAGGACACCCAAGTAGCGGTGGACCAGAATACTGGTATTGCGAACTTTACGAAACTGGTAATCTATCAAGGTAACCTTCTTACCTTTAATTACACCGTTGATGATACGAAAAAGCAAGAATATGTGATTCCTGCTGACGGTGTTGATACTGAACTGCTGACTGTTGCAGTAAAACCAAATGAACAGTCTGCTGAGATTGATGAATACTCTGTTTCTAGAAATGTTACTGCACTTGACTCTACTTCTCGTGTTTATTTCTTAGAAGAGACCGAAGACCTTAGATATAAGGTTATTTTCGGCGATGGTGTTCTTGGTCGTAAGTTGATTGATAATGAATTTGTTGTACTGACCTATATTGCCACTGACGGACCTGCTGCTAACGGTGCAACCAAGTTTAATTTCATTGGACGTGCCGTTGATAACACTAACCGTCCTATCTTGCCTTCATCGATGTCTCTGGCGACCATAGACGGGTCTCAGTCAGGCGAAGAGAAGGAATCTGCCCTATCTATCAAGTATCGTGCTCCAAGGGCGTTCTCGACCCAAAACAGAGCAGTTACTGAGAATGACTATGCTCATATCGTAAAGGACATCTATCCTCAGGCAGCAGCAGTTACTGCTTACGGTGGTGAGAAACTGTCACCCCCTGAATATGGCAAGGTATACATTGCTGTTCGCTCTAAGTCTGGTGTGAACCTCAACACTACGACTAAAAAGCGTATTCAGAACCAACTGCTTGACTATTCTATGGCATCGATCCAACCGATCGTTGTTGACCCAAGAATCTACTATCTGTCTCCGAAGGTTTATCCTTCGTTTGATGGAAACAAGACAACCAGATCCTCAAACGAGTTGGCATCTGAGATTCTTAAATCTATTGACAAATTTAATAGTCAAAATCGTGATGATCGCTTTGGTGGTCGTCTGGAAATGTCGAAGTTCAATTCTATGATTGACTCTTCTGACAATGCTATTGCTGGTACTACCAGTCAGATGACTATTGGTCAAAACCTTGACCAATTCACCTTTGGAAATATCTTTACACAATGTCTTGACTTTAATAACCCCATTGTTAACCCAGGTGACTACGGTGGTCCTGGTAAGAGTGGAGACGGCGGCGACGGTGGTGGTAATTGTAATCCTAAGTTCTCTTCTGTTAAAACAGGTTCATTCTATGCAACTGGTTATACCGAAGACGTAGCAGATCAAATTGCTGCTGGTGAAGCAGCAGGTTCATTGACTACTGCTGGTGGACGAGCAGGTTTTGAATCCGCTCTGGAAGACGCTATTTTCAGTTCAGAGGAAGTTGTGACTTCAACACTTGTACCTGTCAACATCAGAGACAATGGTAGTGGTGGATTGATCATGGTGACCAACAGAAATGAAAAAGAAGTTGTCTTAAATGAGTCTGTTGGAACGGTAGATTATGATACAGGAAAG